GCCTTCGGTGAGGGTTTCGACCTCGGCGTTGAGCGCCGCCGATCCGGTCGCGATGCCGAAGATCGCGCCGACCAGCAGTCCATCACCGGAGGCGACGGCATAGGGGGCGGGAAGCGTGATGGTGTTACCGGGCTGGATGTAGCCGCGAATGGGACTTCTCCGAGATTTTCAGGTGATGGGGAAGAGTTCCGGCGGCGCTTACGCGCCGGGATTGCGATAGAGCCCGCGCCAGTCGATCGCCTTCGCGCCGAAGTCGAGGCGGCACTTGATCTCGACGCCGTCGACATCGAAGCCGTTGCGCGTTTCGATGTAGGCGCCTTGCTGGCCTTCGAGATAGGCGTACTCGATCGTGTCGATCTGGGCGGGGTTCGCGGCGAGGTACCAGGCCGTGAGGCTCGCGGCATCGAGACGCGGCTCGGAGATCGGCGTCAGGGTGCGGATCGAGGACGGGACCACGTTGCCGGTCTGGGCAGGCACAAGGTTCTGCGCCACCAGCTGCTCCGCTGCGAGTTCGAGCGATGCCGGCACGATGAGATAGGCGGGCCGGACGTTGAGGATCGTCTTCTTGTCGAGCCCGGTCTGCCGGGCCATGGCCGCGCGCGCCGCGCCGATCGCGGTGACGCTGAGCGCGGTGGCCGGGTTCGCCAGATTGCCGTGGTTCTGGTGGAACAGCGCGATGGAGTCACTCATCGCGGCGTTGGCCAGGATGATGCCCCAGACCACATCGCTCTCCAGCGTGGCGATCGCCGTGCCATACATCGCCGGGATACGGGTGAAGGCGTCGAGATCGTCGTTGATGAGGACCTGCCGAGTGACCGCAACGACGCGCCCATAGGTCTCGACACGATAGCTCTCGCGCCCTTCAGCCAGCGTGCCGCGCTTGAACTCGCCGCCTTCGTTCACCTTCACGAGCTGCGGCGCTTCGCCGAGCTGGACACGGTGCATCGCCTTGAAGTCGGTCGCGAGCACCTGCCGGCAGAAGGGGACATAGGTGCGCGGATAGGCGTCGTAGGCCTGCCGCAGCGTCTTGCCCGTCACGGCGGCTAGAACCTCCGGGAAGTCCGAGGTGGAATGGAGAGCTCGGGTGGCGATCTCGTCGCGCGACATGCCGCGGACATTGACGCCCGAGCTTGAGAGGAACTCGCGGGCGTGCTCCACGAGCGTCATGCCGCGATATTCCCGCGCCGGTTCGCTCAAGGGAAAGAGCGTCGGCGAGTAGCGGTGCAGAAGAGCGTTCGACACGGCGTCGCGACGGGTGACGCGTTCATCGCGGCCGCCGAGCGGGATGCTGACCTGAGGCGAAACCCGCGTCTTCTCGGCATTGGTCGCGACCTTGTCGAGCATCTCGCTGCGCGCAGCGTCGAGCGTGACACCGCGCTTGACGAGATCGTCGGCGAAACTGCGCTCGAGGTGCAGGCGGCCGGCAAGATCGTAGATGGTTCCGACACGCTCGCGCTCCGTGTCGCGCGCGCGGGCTGCGATCGTCTCCGCATCGATCAGCGGCGTGGTCGGCACGCGATCCTGCGGTTCAGTCGCGGCCTGGCGCGTCTGCGCTTCGGCATTGTCGGTCACAGCGTCGTCCATGACTGCTTTCTCCTTGGATGGAGCGTCGGCGCGGTGGACGACGCAGGGGTGAAGGGGCATAGAACTTTCGGAGGATTTCTCGGCGCGGAAACCCGCCGCCGGATCAGCGCCGATGGGCACTGCGGAAATCTCGAAGGGCGTCCAATCGACAGCGCGCCACAGCTCGGGTGCGCCCGCCTGCTTGGTCACCTCGAAGCGATGGACCTGGTAGCCGATCGAGACCGCGCGGATGTGCCCGGCCTCGACGTCCTTCCTGAGCGGCTCGACCTCGGCCCGGTCGGAGAAGCGGACACGGGCGATGCCACGCCCGTTCTCGATGCGGGCGCTGCCCGGCACGACCGAGCCGATGACGCTGTCGAGCACGGAGGCGTCGTGCACCTTCAGGAGCGGCGCGCCCGCGTTCAGGCGATCGAGACGGACCGCGCGCGGATCCATCGCCAGTTCCTCGTCGAACGGATCGCCGAAGAACGGATTGCGGCGTACGCGCGCGCCGGTCGACCAGACCACGTCGATGGTGCGCTCGGCCGCATCGATCGACGCAGGCAACAGGTCCGCCGCCCGCGTCAGCGGTGGCAGGTCGATGTTTCGGATCATGGCGGAAGTCCTTGCCGCGAAGCCGTTTTCGCGCTAGGTTACATGTAACGGAGATCGATTATGCCGAAGGCCAGCCGAACCGATGACGTCCGCGCCGCCACACGCGCGAAGGTGAAGTCGCACCGCGACAAGCTGCGCGCGCAGGGCCTTAGGCCGATCCAGATCTGGGTTCCCGACACGCGGGCGCCGGGCTTTGCCGAAGAGGTGCGCCGCCAGTGCCGGTTGATCGCCAACAGCCCGCATGAAGCTGACGATCAGGCCTTCATCGACTCGGTCTCATGGCTCAATTCCGATGAAGCGCGGTAGCGTGTGGACGATGGCCGGCGGCAGCGCCTACACCGGAAAGCCAAGGCCCGTTCTCATCGTTCAAGACAGCGCTTTCGATGATCTTCGGTCCATTACCGTCTGCCCGCTGACTTCGGAGCTGATGGACGTCGAAGCCGTCAGGCCGCGTATCGAGCCGGACGCATCCAATGGGCTGCGCGTGACGTCCCAGGTCATGGCGGACAAGATCGTCACGGTTCCGCGGGATCGGCTCGGCACTCAGATCGGAGCCTTCAGCGATCAAGACATGCTCCGCGTCAATCGGGCCCTGGTCGTGTTTCTTGGCATTGGGTCCTGAACGACTGCCAGCGCGTCAGGCCTCCGGAGGTTCTGCCTGCATCACGCCGGTCTTCGTCACCCGGCGCGGATCGCTGTCGAGGATGAGCCCGAGGGCGTCGATCTTGGCGTTCATGGCGGCGATCTCGGCGAGCACGGCGTCCGGGTTGTGACCTTGACGCGCAATGGCCTGCGCTAGCGACATGGTGCCCGAGCGCAGGGCCAGAAGATCGGCCATCGCGTCCTTCAGCGGGTCCACGGCTTCGAAGCGCGGCGGAGACCATTCGACCGCGATATCCGGCCGGGGCAGTTTCCCGGCAGCCCATGCGGCCTGGCAGAACCAGACCCACATGGGCTGGCAGAGAACCGGAATGACGATCTGCCATTGGACGGCATCGATCAGCCGACGAAACTCCACGAGCCCCGCCCGGATCGATGAATAGTTGACCTGACTGAGGTCGCCGGTCAGCAGCTCGTAGGGCATGCGGAAACCCGCCGCCACGATGTGAAGCTGCGCGCGCAGCCACTCGCCGACGCCTGCCGTCGTGGCGGGTTGATTGAAGCGGATGTCTTTTCCGCCCCGCGCATAGGCGATCAGCCCGGGCTCGAACTGTTCGACGCGGTTGCCGTCGGCGTCGACCACCGACGGGGCGATGCCCTGATCGGCTTCGTCGGCGCCAAGCACGATGCCGACGACGCAGGCTTCCGTCTTCTTGCGGACCAGCTCGGCCTGCGTCCAGTCATCGAGATCGCGCAGCGCCCGCATCACCGGCGTGCCCCATGGGACGCCGCGCACCTGTGTGCGCTGCTTCTCGTAGAGATGCAGGACCTCGCTCGCCGGGATAGCAAGGCTCTCCAGACGGCGGCGCATGGTGACGACCGCATCGCCGGGATGCTGGGCATGGAGCCAATAGGCACGCCGTCGGCCCAAGGGGTCGAACTCGATGCCCTGCAGCAGCCGCCCGCCATCGGCGAGATCGCCGTTGCGGGTGTTGTCCAGCAGATCGGCTTCGATGATCTGGACCTGGAGCGGAACGGAGAGTCCATCGCTCAGACGTCGCGGGCGGCGGCGGATCAGCACCTCGCCAGCCTCGATCATCTCCCGCACGGCCAAGGTCTGCAGCCCGAAGATGTCGAGCTGTCCGTCGGCGTCGCAGGCGGCGGTCCATTCGGTCCAGAGCCGGTCCACCGTCTCGTCGAGCCTGGCGTCACCCGTCGCAGCGCGCGGAATGATGCCGCTGCCGATGATGTTGTTGACCAGTACGGACACAGCCTTCGCCGCGTGCGGATTGTTGCGGGTGAGATCGCGCATGCGGTCCCGCAGCAATCCGCTGGCGGCGGCAATCTCGGCATCAGCCGATGTTCCTGCCGCCTTCCATCCGTCCGTGCGCCTTCCCTTGGCCGCGCCGTCATAGCCACGGGCATTGCCATGGGCCTTGGCGCTCAGTGCCTCGAAGCTGCGCCGCGCGAGCGCCCGCCTCACGCCTGCCTCGGGCGCGGCCCACGCCACCATCCGGTCGAGGAAGGTGATCTGGCTCACCGGTCGCCCCGTCCGAACCCGGCATAGCCCGCGATTGGGCGCGACACGCCGGAGGATGCGGTGATCTCGGCCTCGATGGTGCGGATCCGCTTCAGCAGGTCATCCGCCGAGCCATACTCGGCTGTCTTGCCGTCATAACTGACCCGGAGCGTACCGCTGGCATAGGCGCGCTTCAGCGCATCGAGTTCGTCGGTCGTCCAAGCCATGACTGTTCCTCAGAACCACTTTCCGCGCGGGCCGAGCCAGTCGCTCTGCCGCTTGGTCGATGGCGGGTTTGGACGGGCAAGACGCCCGGCTTCGATGTTCGCGTGCGTGTCGTCAGTGTCCGCAGGCTGGGGGCCGACCTGATCTTCGAGATCGCGCCACTTGTCTTCGGACCAGCGATCGGCTCCGGCGATCCAGACGGCGGGCCTTGCATCGACCGCGTCGTGACCGGGGCTTGCCGGAACGCAGATCGTCTCCGGCAAGGAGCCGAGGCTGTAATGGGATTTCTGCAGCGCCTTGATCGCCGACAGGGGCGCATCTGGGGTGGATTTGCCGAACGAAAACATGAGGTGGTCCTTTCAGTCGCGGAGCAGTCGGAAGGTCGGTTTGCCGGTCCTGAGCGTCCGGGCCGGCTCGAAGGTGCGGCGGATCGCGTCGGGCCAGGCGCCAAAGGCGCGCTCGGAGACCGAGAGGCTGATCTCCACGTACTGGCTGGGGTCGTCGCCGGAGGCGCGGATCGTCTCGGCGAGAGCGGCGAGCTTGACCTGGTCCCAGTCCACCTTCTTCGGCAGTTCGGCGACGATGGTGACCGTTCCGTCGGTGAAGCGGACCGTGCCGGTGTCCTTGCCCAGAGCGACGCGGGCTTCACGCGCACGCTCGCCGAACTTCAGCGCGATGGCGCCGTCGAGCCAGTCCCTCAGCGATTTCGCGCTCCTGAGCGCCGCGTCGGCTTCGTCCTGAAGGACGGCAAGGACCTCGGCCGGCAAGGTCGTGATCTCCGCGATCGGCATGGTGCGCAGCGCGTCGAGCGTGGGCAGGTTGTTGCGAGGATCGGTCATCACGCGACCTCCTCGGCGAGGAGCGCGGAGAGCGAGACCGGCGACGACTTCGGCTTCCGCCGCGCCACGGCGAGGTAGGAGAAGTCGTCGGGGCCATGACGCCGCTGGACGAGATGCGCGAGCCCCTGTTCGGCCGCCCACATCGCGCGTCGCCCGAGCTTCAGGAGTTCGGTGCGGTCCTTGGGCGGAAGCCGGGTCGCCATCGGCATGCCGTCGAGGGCGAGGAACCCGCGGTGATATTCGAGGCAGTCACCGGGCCCGGCCTGGCCGAGCCAGCCACAGAAGTCGATCTCCGAGATCCGGAGCCTTGCCGTGGAAAAGGGGATGATCGTGTTGGTCATGAGCGGCTCCTACTCACCAGGTCCGGAAACCGTCTCAGGCGGCCGCAAGGCCGCGGGCGAGGAGCGTCCCGCGCAGCGTCTGGATCCGGCGGTAGAGGCCAGCGCGAGAGCCGTGCCCCTCGGCCGCCAGCTCATCGACGCTCCGGGTCGTGAGGGCTGCGCACAGCACGCCATCGCGACGATCGAGCGCGCCGAGGCAGCGCTCCACATCCAGCCGGATGGCGGACGTCGATGCGCCCTCGCCAGCCTGACCCCACACAGCGCCGAGGCCGCCATCGCTCGCGATCGTGTCGGCGAGAGTGTCCGCTTCACCGTCCTGGACCGGCGCGTTGATCGAGGTCGGCTCGAAGCGCCTCATCGCCGACATCGAGTTCGGCAAGGTCGATGTGGTCGTCGTCTACAAGATCGACCGGCTGTCCCGCTCGCTGATGGATTTCGCCAAGCTGGTCGAGGTGTTCGAGCGGCGCGGCGTCACTTTCGTCAGCGTCACGCAGTCCTTCAACACGACGACGTCGATGGGGCGGCTGTCGGAAGGGTTACTGGATACCTGAGATCGCAGGGTGAAAGATAAGCAGGATCAGCTCACTGCTTCCAGGACCAGCATGGCAATCTGCCTCGCAAGGAACGGCGGTACTCCGAACGCCTCGGCGCGCACGATGAAATCCGAGGGCTGCGCCGCCTCCTGCAGGCTGGCCTTGCCATCCTCGACCCGGATGGCGCGAAGTTCGTAGTGATGAGCGTGACCAGTGCCGAGCGAGGACAGATCCTCCATCAGCATCTCGAAGACAAGCCGGCTTTCGACTGTCGACGAAAGCATGCCCTTGACGTTTTCCATAACGAAGGCGGCCGGGCGAAGCTTGTCGAGGACCCGGATGTACTCCCGAAAGAGGTAGTGCCGCGCATCCTCCTCCGGGACGTAGCCGACCTTGCCTCTGGAGCGGACGCGCCCCACCAGGGAATAGGCCTGACAGGGCGGGCCACCGATCAGGATCGTGTCGTCGTACTTTGCTTTCAGCGTCGCGATGGCGCCATTTATGGCGGTCGCCGCAGCCCAGGTGCCGAGCTCAAGCGCGCGGGCTTCGTCGATGGCATGCTGCCACGCTTCGGCATCGACGGCTGACCAGTCCGGTTCGGATGCCAGCCCGGCATGGAAATCGATGAACTCATTCGGCAGGACGCCATGACGTGCACGGTACTCGCGCAGAAAGGCACGCAGCGTCAGGGTCCGATGGGCCGACGCCTCCTTCTCGACTGAAATGCCGATCCGGAACGGCGCATGGCCGTCCTCGACGAGGGAAGCGAACCCCTCGCCAAGTCCGCCCGGGCCGGCGAACAGATCGACAATGCCGAAAGTGGAAGGCAAATCAGGCTCCTGACGAATTTCATTCAGCCGGTGTATACAAGGTTCAGGGACGAAAACCAGGACGGATGTGATCGATATCGTGGACCAGCAGACCCGTTCCCGGATGATGTCGGGGATCAGGGGAAAGAACACCAAACCCGAGCTGGCTCTCAGGCGGGCATTGCACGCGCGCGGGTTCCGCTTCCGGCTTCATTCCGGCAAGGTTCACGGTCGACCGGACCTTGTCCTTCCGAAGCACCGGGCCGTGGTCTTCGTTCACGGCTGCTTCTGGCACCGACACGAGGGGTGCCGCTACGCAACCGTACCGGCAACCCGGCCGGAGTTCTGGCGGGCGAAGTTCGATGCGAACGTCGCTCGAGACAACGCCATTCGCACAAGACTCCTCGAAGACGGCTGGCGCGTCGCGACGGTATGGGAGTGCGCCTTGCGGAAGCCTGAGAGGTTAAACAACGTTGTCAGAGTATTCGAGGAATGGCTGCTAGGGACCGAAGGCCAGATCGAGATCGGCGCCACAGCCTGA